GTATAGGTTGATAGCGAACTCAAGTTAAAATTAAAGTCGTATTTTTTGTTTGCCATAACTTTTAATTTTTGTTTTTATTTTTAATTTATTTTTTAGAACCTTGTCTGATACTAACTAATTGAGAGATGTAATCATCTTTCGCTTGGTTTAATTCAGTTTGGATTTGGTTTTTGCCAACTCTCAAAGGTTCTCCCGCTGGTTCTTTAGCGAATTTGGATACCTTCTTTTTCATTTCTTCTTGGTCTGCTACAACAGCGTCAATCTTATCTTTGATTTCGCCTAACACAGCCATAATTTCTTTCTTGAAACCTTCCATATTGTCGTTGCCTTGAGATAAAGCAGGTGTAGTCATACCCATCTCTTCTTCAACTTCCTTATCGTCAGTTTTAGCAAGTTCAACATTTTCTCTTTCTGTGATTTTTCCGTCTTTAGTGATAATCTTGATAAGAACTTCTTTACCTTCACTATCTTTAAGTGATAGTTCGTGCTCCCCATCGGGTGCTGGTTGTTCTGCTCCATCAGGACTAACAATTTTAACTTCCTCACCGACATCAAATGTTGGGGATTTTACTACAGTGCCATCTTTTAGCATTGCTTCTACGAAGTTTTGTTTTTGTTCCATATTGTCGTAATTGATTTTTTGGACTAATCCGTCCTTGATTGTTATTTTGGTTGTGTCGTCTAACTCAAACTCACCATCAGGTGCTGGTATTTGTCCGTCTTTATTTATGATATAAATAGGCTCGCCTACCGCTAAATCACCTTCAGTAATGATTTCATTACCATTTTCTTTGATTTTATAGGAGTTGAACTTATGCAATCCAAGTAGTTTATTTATTTTCTTTATAGCGTCTTGGTAATTCATACAATTTGTTTTAGGATATTTTTGATTTCTTCAAGTTTGTTGGTATTATCTTTACTGAACTTCGCCTTCTCAAGAAAATAACCTTGAACTGAAAATCCATTTAACTTACCTTCTTTAACCTTGTTCCATATAGCATCGTCTTCTATCTTTATAGAAACCATCCAAGTTCCTTTTGGATAATCCATACCGAATACTTGCTGTTTATCTTTTGATGGGTCATCAACAATCCAACTTTCGACCACAGATACTCCATTCAGGAATCTTCTGCCGTGTTCTACATTTGTCTTGTCTAATAACTTTTCCAACATAAACTTCTGTTGGAGTTTTTTTATAGTTTCTGCGGTAAAATACACATAGTATATCTCACCTGTAATTTCATTTCTACGAATAATCATCTTATCAGGAATCATCGCAGGGCCTACAACCATTTTCTCTTCCAAAGAAAACACAGAAAAACTCATCTCGTTTCTTATGGACTTTAACTTGTCTGCTGCCCAATTTATTCCTGTCGTTCCACCCCATCCAAGCCAAGCAACATAACCTTTGTCTTTCCAAGGCGTATCCTTAAACTCTGGTGAAACCTCACTATTCTTCTTGTGTCTTTGGAAACCAGACATTCTGGCTATTGTTTCTTCACTTATCTTTTCACCCTTACATAATTGATTGGCTCTAATCCAACCTACTTGGGTCATACCTTTAACTTCGTCTCCGTGTTCTTCTTTCCATTTGATGGCTTTACAAGCATTACCTCTAACAGAGGACGGGTAATCATCGTAAGATTGGAACTCTTCCTTCATCATCTCAATTGCCATCTTTTCAGGAACACAATTAGGGTCTCCATTATCTTTGAGTCCTATTGCTTCGTATCCAGGCCAGCAAGCATCTTCTAAACCAAAATTATCCATAGGATTATCACTACCACCCACATCATCAGGGTCTGTATCTTCATCTGTAATATAACTTGTTTGGTCTTTTGGATGAGCCTTACAAGGCATAAATAATTTCTTGTCTCCGTAAGAATGTTCGTGGGAACCTTCACAACCAATCAACATAGCAATTGCTTCAGCGTCTTCTTGTTTCTCAAAAAGAGGTAGTGATGCTAATACAGGTTTCTTCTTTGGTTTTGAGATTTGTTCCACATAAGGTGATAAAGCACTCACATCAGGATTTGATGTTGAGAATCCTACTCTTGGTGGGGTATTTCCTGCTGCTATTGTGGCTGTTGTTCTTGTATCAGGGCCTGGCATTCCGTCCTCATCTTCTACTCCTGTTTCAACTCTATCGTTATTTACAATTCTACCGACTGGTTGATACATAAGTTGAACCCATCTATGACGACAGTTATAAGAACCTCTCCAAGTAAAAATATCATAACCATCAGGCCCAACTTCATTTACCGAACGATTACTCATTTCCATAATGTCCTCAATTCTAAACACTCTTCGAGCACTCATCATTTCAGCACAGAATGTTCTGTTTAAGTCATCTTTTGGGCCTACATACTTGTATCTAAATCTAACATCAGGTGTATCTTGTGCTGATGGTTGATTCGGGTTAGAAATAATTTGGAACTCTTGTTTTCCAACAGATTTAACTGATGTAATTTCCCAACCTTCTTTTTCGAGAAAACCTTGTGGTTCTCCGTAAGCGTGGAACATCTGTATAACTTGTGGTATTTTCTCGTCAGCGAGAATATAGTGAGAACATTTACCGTCCTCACAAGGTGTATCTTGTTCTTGATTAAAATACTCAAAATTGGCTTCGTGTGCTGGCATCTCTACCAACGCAATACCATCTAAACCCGCTTCGTCATCTCCGTCCTGAATTATCAACTCAATTATTTTGGGCGTCATATACTAATAAATATCAATTTTTTTTATTATTTCAATCTTTTATAGAGTTGAACGGTCTTTTATATTTCTATCCATCATTTGTTGGTTAGACATATCACTCGCAACTACATAAGTTTTGATTGGTGCTTGTTGAAAGTTCATCATATTTGTTAGTTGAGATAATGCTTGGTCTTGTGAGAATGAACCTACAGCAAGTCCTCCATCAGCAAATCTTTTACCACCACCTATTGCGTTGATTGATGATAGTAATGGTCTAAACATAGAAGTAGATTGTGCGTTTATTACACTCTCTCCATTACTCAACATAGCAGGTATTAAATCACTTTTAGGGCCTCCTATTCCTTGAACTAATCCACCTGTAGCCATACCTCTTGGTCTTGGGACTGATGTGCCTGATGATTGTGGGGTTGAAGCACCACCTCCTCCACCTCCTGCTCCTGGCACGGGTGTCTTGATAATATCTGCTACAGCCTTAAAACCAACAAGTCCTGTCGCTACGGCTTGTGCGATGGCATAACCTGGTATTGCTGCTCCTGGTGATGCTGTTGCTGCTCTCAACTGACCCGCAATTGCCGCAAATGTATTGATAGAAGTTGCGGCTACGGCTAATGCTTTACCCGCTACGGTATTCTTACCCGCTATATCTGCCGCAGCCATAATTGCGGCACTCACAGCCTGTAATAATTTTTGTTGTGCGTCAAACTTCTTTTGTTCTATCGCTATTTGACTTTCAGCGTTCTTTTGAGCGTTTGCTGTTTGGTCGTCTTGTATCTTCTTCCTCTGTTCTGCTGTAAGACCTTCCTGTGCTAATAACTTTTCGTAGTAGATTTTATCCTGTTCTAACTTTTGGTCTAAAATCTTTTGTTGTAAGTCGAAGTCCTCACCAGCCATTTTCATCTTATCAGCAAACTCTTGGTCTTTTGCCTTCTTACCCTCTTCAGCAGTTTTCAAGAATGTCTCTGTATCTGTCTTTAATCTCTTTTGATTCTCTGCTTTTTTGATTGTGGTAAGGTTCTGTTCGTCTATAGCGATTTGAGCCAGTCTATTATTATCAGCATCTGTAAGTTGTTTCTTACCTTGAATAAGTTTCTTTTCGTCCTCTAACGCTTTTTGTTGAGCAGTAAAAATATCGTCTTGTGCCTTTCTTGCTTCAGCACTATTTTCACCATAGATGACTTTGGCTTGTTCTAAATCAGCCTTCCTTTGATTTGCGATTAGGTTATTACTATCCTGAAGTTTCTTTGCCTTTTCGTCGTATAACTTTTGGTCGTCTTCTAATTCTTGTTTCCTATACTTTGTGTTTATTGCCCCGACTTGTTCGTTATAGGATTTTGTAATTGCTGCTGTATCAAGACCATACTTTTTAGCCTTTGCCATCAAGTCGTCGTAAGTCGTTTTAGCATCTGCTAATTCTTCTTGTTGTGTTTTACCTCTGGCTTCAACACCTTTAGCGATGTAAGCATTTATATCGTCAATAGCCTTTTTTCTTTTCTCGGCTTCTGTTTCAGTTGCCTTTGTTCTTTCTTCGGCATTTTTCTTTTCTGTTGCGGTAAGTTCGTTTGACCCTGCTTCATATCGTTTCATAGAACTCTTGAAACTATCAACAGCAACATTCCAACCATTAGTCAAGGTTTCATAACCATCGGTAATAGCCTCGAAATCTAATGTGAATACACCTTTGAGTATCTTACCTATACCCACAGCAGTATTCTTCAAGAACGAGAATAACGCAACTAAACCTGAATAGAACATTCCAATACCCTCTGTAATATAAGGTAAAGCAGTCATTGCTAATTCGATGAATGCGTCTAACAAAGGTTCTAAAGCACGGAAAATACCACCCAAGATTTTTTCCATACCAATAAACAGAGGTTGTAGTTTTTTCATAGCAACCTCACTCTTACTGAATGCTGCTACTAAACCACCTATCGCTGCTACTAATAAACCAATAACAGATGCCTTGAGAACATTATTGAATGATGAAAAGGTTATTTCTGCTTGTCTAACACCTTTACCGAGCATTCCAAGAGGGCCTGATGCTCCTTCAAGTTTTCCTAAAAAGTCATCAGCACCACTCTTACTATTCTCAATTTCATCACCGAAATCTCTAATAGCAGCAGCGGCATTATTCCAATCCTTACTACCCGCTATGGTCTCTCTCTGTAGTTTCTTTAATTCCTTTAATCCAGCGATTGAGGGGCCTGCGTCAAGGACTGCTTTGATTTTTACATCTACTGTCTGTGTTTGTGCCATTACTTATTCATTCTCTTTTTAGCAATCTCAAAAAACTCTGGTAAGTTTTTCAGTTGATTATAGAACCTATGGAACTTATCCCTTTCAGGTAATTCTTGGTTCAAGGCTCTCCTTAAATCTCCTATTGGGTCTGTAAGGTCATTATCTTCTGTTTTTTCAATTATCTCTGTATTCATAATATAAAATATCGTTTTTAGTTTAAGCGGTCATAATTCGTCTCTAAATGTCTTTTACGGACAAGAGAAGGTATTGATTACAAACCCACCATTATCTACTTGAAATGATGTTGCCCCTGCTCCTTGTGAGAACCAAAGATTGCCACCGCTGACACCAGTTACTCCACACTCATTTAATATCCAAAATCTCGTAGGTGTTAAAGAATTATCAGTTTCATATTGAGTCAAACTACCCGAGTGGTCGCAAGCATTTATATTGTTTGGATATAAGAATATTTGCTGGCAAGTTAAACTTGTTGATGACGGAGTATTAGTAATGGTAGGTGTGATAGTAGGAGTGCTCGTCATAGTTGGTGATACAACAATCGTTCCCGTAGGAGTGCTTGTCTGTGTAATAGTCGGTGTGTTTGTAGGTGTTAAAGTCGGGGTGGGAGTGATACTTTCATAAATAACATTTACACAAGGACATTCTGGAGTTATTCCATTTACAGTAAATCCACTTACACACTCACCAGGTAATAATACAGGACTCAAGTTAAAGGTATGTATATGGTCGTTAAATTGTATTGTTTCTGTTCCTGTATAAATTGTTCCTAAATCACCATAAGCGGTTCCTGATACAACATAATCACAAACAGCGTTCGCATTACCTGTGAAGTCAGGATTATCAAATAAACCTAAATCAAAATTAGAACAACCTAATAATCTAACTCTCAAATATTGTGTGGTAAATGTTCCACAAGTAGGAGTGATAGTTTGGGTGGGAGTTAAACTCGGTGTTGCTGTATTGGTAGGTGTGTTTGTAATAGTTGCTGTATTACTTGGTGTTATTTGTATAGTTGAAGTCGGTGTGTTCGTAGGAGTGATTGATGGTGTAATCGTAGGTGTGATTGTATTAGTAGGTGTGATTGTATTAGTAGGAGTAATTGATGGTGTAATCGTATTAGTAGGTGTGTTCGTTGGGGTTAAATTAGGACAATTAGTTTGCGTAGGAGTAATCGTAGGCGTATTTGTCGCTGTATTACTTGGAGTCGGGGTTATTCTAATTCTATTTATAATCATAATTTAACAATAAGAATCAATACTGATTATAGGTGTTCCTGTAAATCCTAATGTTCCAAGTTGAACGCAAGTCGTGTATCCTATCTCTCCTGCTAATACTACACCCCCCGTTGATGATTCACTATCACATTCAAGAGCAGTCCAATTCACATCAAAGAAAGTATTATTATTGATTTCATATATTACACAAGTGGGAGGTGGTGTAGAACTCGGTGTTAAAGTCGGGGTGGGTGTGAGTGTAGTGGTCGGTGTGGGCGTCATTTGAGTTGGAGTCATCGTTTGTGTAGGTGTGTTCGTAGGGGTGGCTGAAGGGAAAGGGCACATATCTAATGCTCCGTCAGTTTCAAGTTTTACCAACTTTGGATAGGCTAATGTGTTATAAGTATTAAATGAACCTCCAACTAAAATATTATCATTAGGTAAAAGTAATAATACAGTTTCATTATACACAGTTGTAGAACTTGTTGTTCCTGATGTGAATGTTGTATCCACCGAACCATTACTGTTTATTCTAATTACACTTGAACCAGCATCTGCTACAACAATTTTTCCTGTTGCTTGAACTTGTATATCAAAAACATACTGGTTGGTAATACTATTACCAAAGTCAAAAGTTGTATCAAGTGTTCCGTTATTATTTAACCTGATAAGGAAATCCTGATTTGTGAAACCTGAATAGTTTTGGAATGCTCCACCTACCAAATATTGTCCGTTTGCTAATGGTTCAGAAGTCCAAACATTTCTACCACTAAAGGTAGTTGGAGAAAAACCAGCAGCCTTGAATGTTGTATCTAAAGAAAAGTCATCGTTAAATCTAACTATACCTTGATAAGTTGTATCACCATTTACACCCTCAAATCCATAGACCATCAACTTACCATCAAACCCTTTTATAATTTGATTATCAAATGGTTCTACAGCAGGGTCAGCATAAGTCAAAGATTTACCTGAATAACTTGTATCAGGGACACCATCTTTAGATAGTTTGTATATGTTAGTATTAAATGATACTGTGCCAGCAGATGTTGTATAGTTTAGATTTGAGAAATTACCTACAATAAGGATTTCATCTTGACTATTCACTCCAACACCTAAAATACCTCTATTGACTGCTGTGAAACCTGATGTAAATGTTGTATCTACAGTATAGTCAGCATTCAATCTCCATAAACTTCTATTACCAGCAACAATAATTTTTCCGTCGGATTGTTTAGCAAATCCACCTGCTGATGAACTTACACCAAGACCACCTGGTGCTATATATGACTGAAGGAAATTACCACAAACATCTATTCGTAGTATTTGCCTACCAGCAAGAGAATTACCTTGATACTGACCTGAAGACATACCACCCCCAATTAGAATGGTATTATCATCTGCTAAAAACAGATTTGATAATCCAGCAGTCGTTGTTGTGAAACCTGAATTATAACAACAAACATAAGGACAAGAAGTGGAACTCGGTGTAATCGTCGGTGTGATTGACGGAGTCAAACTTATCGTAGGACTAATACTTGGAGTGGGAGTTGGTGTGTATCTAAATGCCATTACTTATAAATATCAATTTTTAGCAACTTACTCCATTATCGGTTATGGTAAATACCGCTACATCAGCATAAGGGAAACCAGGTTGGACGCTTCCAAAACGGATACAGTCAAAGATAGAGTATGAACCTGTTATAGAACGATAAACATAAGTTGTAGTTCCATCACAAGTTGTGTATTTTATCCAACCAGGGTCGGTTATGTTTAGTAGGGTAAATTGCCTACAATCTTGAGGTGATGGTGTTATGCTCGGTGTTATACTTGGAGTCGGTGATAATCCTGGAGTAGGAGTGGGTGTCCTCGTAGGAGTGGGTGATGCGAATGGTGTTAAAGTCGGGGTGGGTGTGGGTAAAGGAGTCCAACTAACACAAGGGTCAAATGAACTCACACAATAACTAAATCCTGTTGTTTGGAATGAACTATAAAGACCACAAAGAGTTATAGCACTTGACGGGTCTAAAGTCCAACTACCACTCACCCCATCACAATACTTAAATTGGAATGTTGATTGAGTATCTCCTGTGTTCGTAATCGTCATAGATACACAATCACCAGTAAATCCTGTAATAGATTGGTTTATAACATTCAACTTAAAACTTGGGGTGGTTGCGGAACAACTATTATAAATAGCGTAATCCCATAAGATATTATAGTCAAATGTTGATGTTCTATAGATATCAAAATACGGAACAGTATAGTTATACGACTCGTTATATTCAGTCCTTATGACCTTATATCTTTTGATATTCTCAAAAGGTTCGGTTTCTAATGGCCCCTCATAAACATCTACATATTGTCCCTCAAAAGCCCAAACAGGATAAACTAAATCCGTATGGGTGTGGATAATATCACAAGGGTCGCTACAATTTACTAAATCATAAAATAAAATCGGTGTTGGTGTGTAATCTCTTGTAAGTTTTACAAGTTCCACATTACACATACCAGGTTCTAATAATGATAGACCTGATATCTTGTTTATTCTAAACTTTGCGTTTTTGATTATTATGGTCTCGTTGTAGTATAGACCAGCAACCTCCCAAGGCGTTAGATACATACTTACTTGATATATCTTATTTTCATCACTCGTTAAATCCTCAACATAGTCCCTGTAATATCTGTCGTATTGGTTTTCTATTGTTGGATAAACAAGTTCATCTGGCGTAAAATTATTACTACTATCGTAAATGGTATAGTGTGAGAAATCCTCAATAGCATAAGGATAAGTAGTCAAACGATTATAGTTGGGGAAAGTTCCATATGACTCAAAACCAAAGTTAGAGAAGGGTTGGTTCGTTCCATAATATCTGTAGAAGAATGTGCCTTGAGCAGTATTACCTGTTGGTATGGATATGGACTTAAATGTTTGTCTTGGTATGGAACGGAATGGTCTATACTCGAAGGTAGATATACCATTATTGTTTTGTTCTTTACTGATGAAATAACAAGGTAGAGCAACATTCGTATCACCTGAAGCATTCAAGTAATAATCTGTGTTCTGTCCTAATGATTGTGTTAGATTGGTAGTTTGATTTTTATAATCTATATTCAGGTCAATAATGTTTTGACCGAATATCTTGTTTGACCTCTTTGTGTATTCTGTGTTGATATAGTCCTTATCTGCTTTGTTAGCAAGGAATAATGAACCATTTATCAAATTGGTAGTTGGGTAAAGGTTTTGTGTTGCGTCATAATCCACCTTATCAGTCCAATCGAGAGTTTCACCTTTACCAATATAGTCAATCATCGGTTCAACAATAAGTGTCTTTGTTTTAGTGGGGTGTTCTACTACGACAAGGTTAAATGTTCTATTGATGTTTTGGATAAAGTCAATTTGTTTCTGGTCGCAAGACATCTCCTTAAACAACTCAATCGTATAAGGTAAGACATTTGGATAACTCAAAGTATTAAACGATGCTCCTGTTATCATCCAATCAGGTTGGTTAAACTGATAAGCGAAGAAATACAAGTCAGTCCCGTTGAATTGACCTAATGGTGTTGTTGAGCCAGTATAATAATAGGTGTTCTGTGATAATAGGTTTTGACTACTACCAAAGAACGGAATTGCTGCTACTGTTTGTCCTAATAAAGTTGTTCCTGAATTGGCTGTATATCTAACTAACCACATATCACCAACAAAATCTCCACAACTTGGGGGGTTAGGACAAATCGTAGAACCTGTATAAACACTTGTAATACTCATCTCAAAGGTAATAGGATTACCATTAGAATATGGTAGAGCAAAGAAGTATTCTGTATTGGCTGATATCTGTGGTGAAATACCTGAATATCTGGCATAATCTATTGGGTTAAAATCCAAGTTTTCCACAACGATTTCTTTTGGTTTTAGCATATCCAAAGCGAGAGTTGTTGAACCACCGATGTCCGTAAATAAAATAGGTTTTTGTGAAGTATAACCTGATGTATTCACCCACTTATAGTCATAGTTTCTGGCTTGAGCCATAAAGGGTTGTTCTGTGTTGAACGACAAGGGGATATAATATCTACCAAAATAGTCAGTATCAAAAAAACTACTCTCAAGGAAATAACCAGCCTGATTCACAATCAACTCATAAAGGTTTCTTGTCCTAATAGATGGTATAAGATAAGATGCTATAATTGGACTACCTGAAAAGTCGAAGAAACCAGTAACCCCTGAAAAATCTAATAATGGGGTATTGGCTGTGTTGATATCTCTAATGTCTCTAAATGTTGAACCAGTATAGTCATAACCCCTCTGTCCTAAAACATACTGAACCTGACCTGTATTTATTGGTGTTAGGTCAATTTGGAAAGTTGGGTTCAGTTGATTATACACTTCTGGACTGTGTAATGATGGGTCAAAGAATAATCCTGCGTTTGTATTGTTATTGTATAAAGAGTGATTCAAGGAACTTGTATCAACATTACACAACGCTTTATCACCGATGTTTGCTACAAGGTCTCCTACTGCTGAATAGAAGGTTATAGAATAGACCTTTTCTATTTTGTTTATAGATACACTATTCAATCTTACATACCCGTTATAGAGTTCATAACCATCATAGATGAGGTCTGCCTCAAACTTTTTCTTGGGGTTCCAATCTGTGAATACTTGGTTTATATCAAAGAAATAGTTGAAGATATAGTTGTTGTTCTTTGTGCCAGGAACCTTAAACTCTTTGGTAAAAGCACTATTCTTTTTAGTGATGTCCTGAATCTCCGCAAAGGATACTTCCATATCAATATCTTCATTACCATAAAGTTCAATAAACTCTTGGTTCCCATCAACATAAGTTCGTATTTGTAGTCCCATAAATTATCCTTGTGTTCTGTATCTTTTAACATCAGCATAAGTTAAACTGAATGTGTATTGGAATATCTTTTGATATTGTCTTTGGAACTTTTTAAGTTCTCTGTTGTCTAATACGACAGGTAATAGGTATTGGTATTGTCTAATCTCACCCAAACAACTCTCACAATTATCTATGTCTGGTTGAGCACAAGGGTCAATCATTTCTGTTGTTCCCTCAATAATATAAACTTCAGGTGAGTTGAATATCTCCTCCACTACAACTGTGTCTTCATCAGTCATAAAGTTAGACATACATTCAATCTTGTAAGTAGCATTTTGGTCGTAAATTGTTATACCTCTTTGTGCTGCTCCTCTTGAATAATATGACTTGTCTAATGAACTCTCTTGTCTGTATTGTTTTCTCTCAACCTCAAATGTCTTGCTTGATTTCTTACCGAAGGTATAAGTGTCCCACTGCCCTCTACCATTCAAGAATAATAGATGGATTGGTTGGTTGATACAATCAGGGTCTTCCATATAGAACTCTAATATCTCACTTGTTCTTGCCGAGAAGTTCATATCACTACCTGATGTTAGATAGAAACATAATTTCTGTGAGTCCTGTGGTATAACATTTGTTCCTGATTGTGTAATGTTCCACGGCATATAAAACACAGCACTCTTCCATATATCATAGTTGTTTGTAAATCCTGTTGATACATTTGCCGTATATGCTGAATAAGTGTAGTTTTGACCTTGTAAATCAGCACCTCTCACTACTACCCTTGAAGTTTGGTTGTTAAAATAGTCGTTTTGTCCGTCTAAAAATGAAATCACAATAGGACAATCGGGGTGATGTTGTCTTCTTCTAACTCTCTGTGATACAAAATTATCTTGTGATATTGTTTTGTATTCTCGACCAGCAGCATTTAAGAACTCACGAGGCCCACAAGTTGTGTCGTCCCCTTGTTGATATATGTGTCTAAACAAGTCATAGTAATACCACGACTGATTATCTACTTGGAAGAAGTTAGGAGATTGTGTATAACCTGAACCTAATGTTGCTCCTGATAGATAAGGCGATGGGATAAGTTTATTATCCACACCAGGAAATATGTTGATAGGTGCTGGTTGATATGATGCTAACAAATCCATATCAGTTATGATTGCGTTTTGTGCTGTGTCTTCATATTCACAACCTACTTTCACCACATATTGTTCTGCGTGCCATAATACAGGAACAGTAGCACTCAAGTTATTACCCCCATATATGTTAAACGCATTTAATGTTCTTGTGTTCGTAGCATCACTCATAGTAATCACAGAGTTCTCCTCTGCTACATAGTTGAGATACGGATATGTTGTCCCCGAGAAACGAGGATTGGCTTTAAGGAATGTTCTAACTATTTCCATCACCTCAACGATTGCTTTACCATAAGAATTAGGACGAACCTTTAATCTTGCTGTTGGTTGAGGATTACCTGAAAAGTTTATACTATCAGGTCTAAAATAGATGTCTATGATAAACTTGAAGTTTTGTAGTGTATATCCTGTTGATGATATTGTGTAGATGTGCTCACCATTACTTGGGGTAATAGTTAGAGGTGATTGTTCTACATTTATTATTACGCTCATATTATTCGTTTGGTTCTTTTAATATATTGGTTAGGAAGGTTTGTAGGTCTATTCCAAGTTGAGCAGCAGGCCCATCGGGTCTGTTAAACTCCTCAATAAGAACATCAAAACTATCATCGTAGAAGTTTGTGGGTTGAATACCTTTTTCTTTAATTGATTTGGATATTGCTGCTGCTACTCCTTTGATATTAAACTTCTTGAATCTACCTTTTGGGTCTCTGTTTAATCCTTTGTTTCTAATCCATTTTTCTAATGGCTTGAGTGGCACATATTTTCCTGGCTTTCTACCATCATTTACATTCTTCCAATAATCCAACATCACAACTCTCATCCTATCAGCATCAGCGTCAAATGAAACTCTAATTGAGTTGTATAGATTACCTGTCTTTTTTTTCATATCCCTAAACCCTGTTTGTTTTTTTTGACCGAAGTATCCTGGTGCGTATGGGTAAGGTTTTGCTAAATTAGTTTTGAGTGCTTCTTGAAACTTGGCAGCAAGTTCTGCCATAGCCGCATCGTAGTTCGGTTGTGGTATTGCTTGAAACGAATAGAATTGATATTTAGTTGCTGTTTCCATCACTATTATTATCACAAGGTGGAAACTCACTATAAGGAGCAATACACCTGTTTATTGCGTCAGGAACTCTCAATCTAATTCTACCAGCCCATCCATTTACAAAGTCGTCGTAAGCCTCACCAAATGGGGTCATATCAATAGGATAATCTATATCCAACTGGCAATAACACTCCATTCCTGTTGCATATTTTAATTGAGCAATAACATCCTTTAGAATATCTAATGTATCACTATAGGTGTCTAACTCATTATCAAAGTTTTTAACATTCTGTATATCCATTATGAGTATGTTGAACTCATAGGTTGTTTCTTTACCATCTGTTCTTGCCAGTTCAGGTATTACCCACATAGCAGGATAAAAAGGTGCTTCATTACCTGTGTTCTCCTGTTTCAATCTCATCTCTGTTTGATAGATAAGTTGTTCGACATCACCAAATCCCCACGATTGTAATTGTTCGTGGTAATCTGCTAATTGTCTCAACAAATCCATTATCTTCTTAAAATTATAATATCCAACGCTATTTCCCACTTTTATTATATTTTTTTCTGTTATTTATTTGAGTTTGTTTGTCCGCCCAACGACAATTAGAAGGTTCATAATTCCCATCACTATCAATTCTATCTATTGAATATCCTTCAGGCATTTTACCCATATCATCTAAAAAATTAGTGAATGAGTTTATCCATCTATCACAAACCACAATTCCTTTTCCACCATAGTATTTGTTATTGAGATTTTTACATCTGGCTTTCATAGCCTTCCAAATAATATATTCAGGGGTTTTATATTTATTATGATTTTTGTTTTGATTTCCAATTCTTTCATTCCCGACACACCCACAACTTTTACTCTTATCTTTAAGTATTGATTGTAGATTTACCAATTTCTCATTACCACACTCACATTTAGCAATAACATATCTCCTACCTTTTATTGATGGTTTTTCTTCTTGTATAGTCCAAAGATTATATTTACTATCTATTTCAATTTCTAACCTTTTCATATTATCTGTTTTTCATTTGTTGTTGAAGTTTTTGTTGTTCTCTTCTTCTTATGTCGTTGATGTCTTTACTATATGATAAATAGTTGAGGACGAACACTAACGGATATTTAGTAATCTCTTCGATTTTTGTAATATCTTCGTTCGCCAACGAAACAAGAGTAGCGAACCAACCCCAAAACTTATCAAAGGAACGAACTTCACGAGTATCCAAATCATCTTTCCCATCAATTTCAACCTTTCCCAAAAAGAGCCCTGAAAATTGCCTGATAAGGTTTTCTCTAAATGAAAAAAAAAATTGGTAGAACCACGAACATATTTGACTGGAAGTTTCTTAAACTCTTCTGCTTTCAGTTGTAGTTCTTTTGAGTTGTAAGGTTTGTAGTTCCCGTTCTCATCTAACTCACGATATAACATCGCCATTAGTAATGGCATCTCCTTTTTCTTTTCGTGGGGTTCCTTTGTTAGGTATGTGTCTATGTCTATAAACTCACCAAATGTTAGATTCGGTAAATCAAGAAAACGATAGTTTTTATTGTTGAAACTGAACTCATTGTAGAACTTATCCCCATCTTGAGTTAAAAAAGTGGAGATTTCATTAGATAATTTGACTACCTCCATATAATCACTATTCTCAATTTCTTCTTCAGTTAGTCCTGTCGTGAAGGATAATAACTTTACACAGAACTCACGCTCATCAGTCCATTCTTGTAATAAAACAAGTTTAGACCACATTTCGACATTAGGTTCATCAACCTCATATTCTTTTCCTTTATACTTAAACTTCATCATATAGAAATATCTTTTTTGTATTTTTTATCCACAACTTTATCTTACAACATAGGTTCCATATGTTGCCTTTTTCTTAAACGAATGATACGACAAAGCAAGGGATATTACAGTATCATCGTGAAACCCATTTGGAGACCCATACTTGACCTTTCTTGACTTGGGTGAGTATTCGTATGTAAAAACGCTTAACTCCTTGTATAGGTCTGTATTTAACTCCTGTGTGGGTAGTTTTAATTTGCCCTCGTTCATACCCATAATCAAATCTTCAATCAGGTTTTGCTTACTCTCGTTATTGGTAATGAATGGTTGAACGGAGGGGTATTGTTTTTTAATCTGTTCGTATAAGACATCACCTATACTATTCACCTCTGCGAAACATACTGGTCTCCACTTCTTTAACTTTACCACAACCTCACTAA